GCATACTATAAAATTGTAACTAAAACAGATATTGATAATATTTCTTTAGTTGAAAAAATTCAAGTTGATGCAAATGTTTATGCCAATGTAGCTTCAACAACACAAGTATTTACTTTAGCTGATGGTGCTACAATTACACAAGTCATTACAAAAGAAAAGAAAACTCACTATGATTATGAAATGGAAGAAAATGAATCTAAAAGAGAAATTCGTTTGATAAAAAATGAGTTTATTTCACAAATAGAAAAAGAATTTAAAAAAGTGATTAAATCTTAATGAATATACAAAATTCAAATCAATTTAAGATAAATGAATTGGTCATAGTCACCAAAGCAGGAAAAATTGACATAACTTCAATTTATGAAGAAATCAACATATTTGATTCAATTATGATGCCTGTTATGAGTGGAAATGTTTTAATTGTGGATGCAGTTGGGCTATCTGCTGGATTATTATTTGATGGTTCTGAATCTATCTTAATTGATATCACTAAATTTAATGATGATTCTATTGCCGGGTTTAAAAAAGCATTTAGAATTTATAAACAATCAGACAGAAATATTATTACTCCAAATAGTGAAGGTTATGTTTTACATTTTGTATCTGATGAATTATTTTTTTCAGATCAACAAAAAATAAATCAATCTTATGAAGAGACCTACTCAGAAATAATTAAAAAAATTCTTATTGATTATTTAGAAGTTCCTGTAAATAATTTAAAAGGAATTTATTCAGATTCATCAGGTGTCCGAAATGTTGTTATACCAAATTTATCTCCTATTGATGCCATTCAATGGTGTTCTAAAAGAGCAATAGATAACAATCAATCTCCAAATTTTATGTTTTTTCAAAATTTTACAGGATATAATTTTGCATCACTATCTAAATTATTAACTCAACCTGAAATATTGGATATTAAATTTTTAACAAAAAATCTATCAACTTCTTCACCTTTAGATGAAATAAGTGGTGCAAAAAGTTTTGAAGTTTTATCGATGACAAATTTAATTGAGAGAACACGTTCAGGTGTTAATGCTGGCACATTTATTGGTTTCGACCCAATAACTAGAACTATTGAAACAAAATTAATAAATTATAATGACCATTACTCCAATATGAAACATGGAAATGATACAGCCAATTTTACATCTATTCAAAATAGAGATGGAAAAGAAAATTCACAAAATTTTAATTCTAGAAAATCTTTATCTATTTTTGGCGCTGCAAGAAAATTTAGTGAATATATTAAGAAAAATGATCCAACTTCTATTTCGACAAATGAATCTTTTGAAGATTTTGTTTTTCAAAGAAAAGCAATTATTGGCAACTTAATGTCTAAACGATTAAAAATTGTTATGCCTGGTAATTTTCAATTATCCTCAGGATTTAATGTTAATGTACAAGCTCCTATTTTTGGTGAAAAAGAAAAAAATAATAATGAAGAAGATAAGAGTTTAAGTGGTAAATATATAATTATTGCTTCGAGACATGTTATCGGTTTTGAAAAACATGAGACAATAATAGAAGTTGCATCTTCTTCTTCTGGAAATGATTTCATACCATCTAGTAATTTTGCACAAGTACAAGAGATAATGGAATATTGATATGCAAAGAAAAACTGATTCATACGATTTCGCTGGCAAGGCCGGCTTTATTTGGTGGATTGGTGTTGTTGAAAATAGGCAAGATCCAATTAAACTAGGTCGATGTAAAGTTAGATGTATTGGTTGGCACTCAGAAAATAAAATGGATTTGCCGACTGAAAATCTTCCTTGGGCTACTCCCGTTATGCCTCTAAACAACACAAATACATATGTGCCAAAAGAAGGTGATATGGTGGTAGGTTTTTTTGCAGACGGAGAAAATGCACAAGAACCAATTATGTTTGGTGCATTTCCTGGTATACCATTAAAAGAGTCGAACCCACAACAAGCGTTTAATGATCCAAGAACTGCGGAAGAATTAGCAACTGCTCCCAAAACACCTAAAGAAAAAACTTATAATACAGATGGAACAGGTATTGAAGTTATTGAAAGAGACCAAGCAGAATCATATCCTAAACTTTTAGATGAACCAACAACTTCTCGTATTGCAAGAAATGATGCGGACACAATTACAAAAACTTTTATACAAGAACGGATTGATAATGTTGTAACGGGAATAGAAACTGTTAATGACACTTGGGATGAACCAGAAACACCTTATAATACAGTTTACCCCTACAACAATGTTGTTGAAACTGAATCTGGTCATTTATTAGAATTTGACGATACTCCAGAGGCTGAACGAATTCACCTTGCACACAGAAATGGTTCTTTCCAAGAATGGTTTCCTGATGGCGACAAAGTTGAAAAAGTCACTAAAGACAACTATCAAATTATAATGGGTGATGATAGAGTTTACATTATGGGTAAATGCCTCATTACAGTTCAAGGTGATGCAGAAATTTATGTGCAAGAAAATGCATATCTATTAGTTGATAAAGATGTGGAGGCGACAATTCATGGAAACTTAACTGGCCAAGTTGATGGTAATGCCGATATTACTATAGATGGAAATGTTACAGTTGAGGTTGGTGGAAACTATACTGAACATGTTACGGGAACATACACTCTTGCTTCAGATGGAAATATGACAATTGATGCACCAAATATCAACTTAAATAGTGGTACGAAAGGTGCTGCTCGTATTGGAGATACTGCTGATACGGGTGATGCTGGAGGTGGCGGACACTTTGATACTAACGCACCGGGTACTAACGTAATTGAATCAGGATCAGCCACAGTTATTATTGGCGGATAAGATAAATAGAACATGGCCACAACTAACATAGACTCAGTACGAAATTATATTGATTTGGATTTGAATTTTTTGATTCATCCAATTCGTAAAGATATCAATACTTACAAAGCTGAATATGCAGTAATAAATTCAGTTAAGAATTTAATTTTGACCAACCATTTTGAACGACCTTTTCAACCAGAAATTGGGTCAAATATTCGTAGATTGTTGTTTGAAAATGTTGATGTTATTTTGGCAGCGCAAATTGAGAGAGAAATTGAAGAGACTGTTAACAATTTTGAGCCAAGAGTTCAAATTTCATCTATTACCGCAACACCAGCTCTTGATGATAACGGATATAAAGTAATAATGGAATTTTTTGTAATAAACAATCCAAACCCAATTAAGATTAATTTTTTCCTAGAACGGATTAGATAATATGGTAGACCGTTTAAGAGTTACAGAACTTGATTTTGATACAATCAAGTTAAACCTAAAAACATTTTTAAATCAACAATCACAATTCACAGACTATGATTTTGAAGGATCAGGCCTGAATGTATTGCTTGATATTTTAGCATATAATACACATTATAATGCATACTATCTCAATATGGTTGCAAATGAATCATTTTTGGATACCGCCTTACTTCGTGATTCAGTAGTTTCCCATGCCAAAACTTTGGGATATTTACCACACTCCATGAAGGCACCAAATGCAACAATTAATTTTTTAGTAAGTTCTCCAAATACAACCGACGGAACATTAACTATTCCTGCAGGTTACTCTTTCTTGTCTAATCAAATTGATAGTAAAGTTTATAACTTTGTTGTTTTAGAAGACACAATAGTAACAAAAGCCAACAGTTCTTACTATTTTGAAAATTTGGATATTTCTGAAGGTCAATTAATAACTTACAGTTTCAATCACAACCAAACATCAAATCCAAAACAAACTTTCTTATTGCCAGATAATAATATTGATACAACAACTATTAAAGTTGGTGTTTCTTTATCACCCACAACAACCAATATTGAAATTTATAGTTTAGTTACGGACATTTTAGATATTAAAAATGATTCATCAGTATACTATTTACAAGAAACTAAAAATGGACAATATCAAATTTATTTTGGTAATGGCATAGTTGGAAAAAGTTTACCTGATGGTTCGGTTGTTTCGATAACATATTTGGTAACAAATGGAACATCTGCAAATAAAGCAAATAACTTTGTTGGTGCCTTAACATTATCTGATAGTTTAAGTCAAACTCTAACTAATTTTACAGTTACTCCAATTTCAGCGGCAGCAGGTGGTTCTGAACGTGAAACTGTTGATTCTATTAAATTTAGCTCTACGGCACAATTCTCAACACAGAATCGTTTAATTACAACCAAAGACTATGAATCTTATTTAACTAAAAATTATCCATCAATAGATTCCATTTCTGTATGGGGAGGTGAAGACGAAACACCTAGAGCATATGGAAAAGTTTTTGTTTCATTAAAACCAAA